TTAACTGATTTTCTTTTTAAATTTTCCACTGCCTATCTCCAATTGATAAGTGATGAACTTTTTTTCGTAAGGTAAAGAAATTGTGAGTTTTTGTAAGCTAGAATTCTCTCCCTTATCATCAAATTTAACTGTAAAATCTTTAACTGCTACCTCCTTTGGAATTGTGATACTTCTATCTTCACAGATTAATTCTTGATTTTTAGCAACTAAACTTTCAGATTTTTGAAGCAGTGCAGCATCTTCTTGACTCCTTTTATAGAAATTTTCAAATTGAAGAACAAACAATTCTCCCTTAAAAAGATGGATTGTTTGTATTATTTCTAAAGAAAAAAGAGTTGTGATAAAAGAAGTAATCAACAAAACTAGAAGAGACTCTAGTAAAGTAAATGCTTTAGTCATTAAAATTTCGTTCTTCATTTTTATTCTGATCATAGTAATTATCGTAAGCAGAAATTTGTTTTTGAGTAATCATCCCTGCACTGAGCAATTCTGACAGACTCGGCTTCTCATCATCATGATCTAATTCATAAAGTTGAGCTTGACTTTCTACTACTTTGACAACTGCCACTTCTCCAGTTTTTTGAACTTGTGATTTTTCTTTAATTAAATTTGGAACAAATAGTAATATCAAAATACTAATAATAGCTAGTACAATTAACATCTCAATTAAGGTAACTAAAAAACTCCTTTTAAGGAGTTTCTACTATTATATATAGTGATTATTGTTAAAAAATGCCAGCAAATGCTGACACCCATGTTTAAGAATGTTAATTATAACACAAATATCATTTTCCAGTAAAAAACGGAAGCCATTCACGTATCTCTTTAGCAACAGAGTAAGCTTTTGCAAATGTAGAATTTTTTTCTAGAAACTCCTCTCCTTTTTCGGTCAGTTCTCCCCACCAATAAATTGTGTTACTAGCGTAAGTATTTTTAGTTATATAACTTTCTTGATCTAAAAATTTTCCTTGTTTAAATATATCTTCTTTAGCTATTTCATCACTTTCTAACACTATAAAAGGGTCTTTATTTTCTTCAAGAGTTTTTAAAATTGCATATCTAAGTTTTTTCTTATCCATTTTCATCTCCTAATAAATTTACTTTAATTTTAATTCTATATATTTTTTTGTTTTTGTCAATAAAAAAACACCCCCGCATGCATGCGAGGGTTAATTTATTTTCTACTATTCAATTCAGCCAAGATAATCAGACCGACAATAATAATCAGCCAAATCCACCAATAATCTAAAAATAGTTGCATGTCAGGCAATTCAATGACTCTTTGGAAAAATTCTACCATAATTTATCCTTATAATTTATTCGCATTCAATCGCCGTTGCAATTCTCTAACAGAATCAGAAACTGGACTAATAGTTCCGTCTTGCGTTGTTCCAAGATGCTTCTGTAAAGCTTTGATAGTTCCTTGACAAAATAATCCGTCTTGGCCAATTCCTAGGAATCTTTGCAATGCTTTGACCACGTTTGAGCCTGTCAGTGATGAATCAAACTGTGCAGCATAAATATTTTGGTTAAAGGTTTGTTTATACTGGTGACTGATTACTCCGTCTTTACCAGCCGTATCAAAGTATTCTTGCAATCGTTTAGCTGTCGCATTACCAAATTGACCGTCAACATTCAATGTAATCATTTGAGGTTTACTGTCAGTATTCCCTGAACCTGAACCAACGATTCTATAAAAGTGATGTGGCAAGCGAGTACTCATATAAGCATCATTCGTATCAACCGCAATTCCATTGTGAGTGTAAGAGCAGTGAATGAATGAACCGTTACTTAGGAAGATACCAGTGTGTCCGTCTGAACCAGCCGAACCTCCTGGAGTGCCTGAAATGAAAATATCGCCACGTTGTACTTCTCCTCGACTGATTTCTTTGAGTTTAGTTCCTGACATTCCAAACAAGGTTTCAGTATTACCCATTGAACCTGCTGACAGAAAGCCACCAGCAATCATTGAAAAGAATACTGACGAGCTGCAATCGTAACTATTCGGCCCCATTCGTGAAGTCATTGAGTAAGTGACTTTACCTTTACGAGCTTGCATCCAAGCAATCATATTTTCAATACTCGACATTATTCGCCTCCTTCTGTGAATTCATGGTCAGCGTCAGAAGCTTTAACTACTTGAACACTATCTCCATTTTTTAAACTTTTAGTAAGTTCAGTTCCTTTTTTAGCTGCATGAGTGAAGTCATTGTTCTTCCACCAAGCCCAAAGTGCAAAAACTGTTGTAATTACAGTGCTAACAGTATTATCGTCAAGTGGCAATGGATTAATACCCAATGCTGTTAGAATTTGGTTAATGATAGCTAACCAAAGCAAAACTGTACGTGTAAGTGTACCTTTATCAATTGTTTTCATGTTCTTTCTCCTTTAAATTATTTTAGTAATTATATATCCAATAACAGTTACGGCAAGAGTAAGCATAAAGCCCCAAGCCCACTTATTATTGGCTTCCATTTTTTCTATAAGTTTTGCGTTTGATTGGGCTATTAAAAGTGCTCGTTCTGCTTTATCCCGGACTGTTTCATAGTTATCCAACTTTGTTTCAATTCGAGCTAATCGTTCGAGCACTTCTCGCCATGCTTGTTCCTCCATTACTCCTACTTTCTAAGTTAAAGCTGGCCAAGGGTCATTAGTAAAGTAACTTCTAACCCCTCGGAAGAAACTATTAACTGGAACTGTTTCCCCTGGATAGCTTATCGAACCATCAGGGTTAAAGTAATAATAAGTATCTAAATGTCTTCCTTGAACAAGACAGTCAACTGATTCTGCTTCAATAGGACGATAGCCCAACGGTATTTTTTCAGTTGGACTAGCACCACTTCCAAGAGTTGTTGTATTTGAACCTCTAAAGGTAATTGTTACCAAATTTCCCACACGTTTTGCAGTCACTGATAGTCCATAACCAATTGAAAATGAAGTGGAAATATAAGGTTGAGTTATTGCACCAGTAACTTCTACGTTTTCAAAAATCGTATCCCCATTTTGATCACGAACAACATCAGTATTTCTTTGCCATTTATAATTTTTAGGATCATTCTTATTTGCAACATTCAAGCCCGTCATACGTCCCACATATTTATATTGTGGGTAATCAGCAGTTTTTGCTTCGCTAGCTGAGGGCATGTATAGAGTGGCGGTTGAGCCTTTTGTAAAAAGAAAATTAGATATAGTTAGCCCGCTGTCAGTTGGTAAATTGTCAATTCTTGCTTGCACACCATTAGCTATTCCTGACAAAAAACTAGAGTCTACTGCGAAACTAAATTCGCTATGACCACTCTTGTTTTCGCTTGTGATTGATATTGTTTCGGATAGATAATGCCAGTTGGACTCATTAAGTTGAACTAAAAAAGTACCGCTAGTTGGATTAGTAACTGCCCAGTCAAATGTACAAGTAAGGGTATCTCCAACCGACAAATCTTGATTTTGGACGTTTTTACCGTTATCAAACTGCCACAGCATTTCTCTCTGGTTAGTTTCATTTTTTCCAGTCAGTGAGATAGGGACTCTCGTTCCTTTCAACAAATTCAAGTTCGGATAAACTGTCGTGAATCTATCCGTACCGTCTGCGCTGTTGGCGTAGGCGGTATAAACTTTGCTATCTAAGGAATTAAGTTGATTTTGTAGGTGTCCGGCCGCATCTTCTGAAAGTTGATCTTTAATCGTTTCGAACCATTGTGAAAACAGAATACCATTTGCCTCAAGCTCCGATTTAAATTGAGCTGTAATATCTCCAGCATTTAGTTTGCCATGCGGACTAAAATATCCACAAACACTTTCATTAGCTCGCATATCTGTGATGTTAGCATTTGTAATCTGTGTACTATTTTTTGGAACAAGTATCTTTGCAATTTGTAATTCAAAAATGCTATCCGTTCTAGTTACTGTAACATCTGATTCTTTATAAACAAAAAAAGCCTCTCGTTGAGACTTATTGAATTGAATGGCTACACTATCCGTTCTGTCTTGCAAAGTGCTTGCGATTGGAACAGTTACTTCTTCATCTTTATCATGAACATAGTTTCGTCCAAAACTACTAAAAGCTTCCCCTGCTCCAAACTTCACACGCATTCCTAAGCTTGCTGATTCTGTAATTTGTAAGCCGCTCCCAAAATTAGCAGTCGCTACTATTCCTGGCTTGAATAACGTTGAGAAAAACTCCGCAAATTCATCTGAACTATATTCACGGTCACCGTTATGGTCATCCCAAGGAAATGATCTTTCGTTTGATGTCATTTATTCCTCCCTAAAATATCAAATATTGTTGGAGTTTCTTTATCATAAATCAATTCTAAATACTCTCCTTTATCGTTATATGTTTTTTTCGCCTGTGATATCACAGCGGTTTTGCTTGCCCCATAACGCTTACTTGTCAGCCTTACAGTATCACCTACAAAAAAATCACGTCCAAACTGTACTAACTTAGATGTCAAAACAAAATCACCATTTAAGGTGATGACTTCTTTCTTATCAGCTAAAGCTTGGTTAGCTCTATCTTTCAACATATTGTTGTAAGTCGCTGATGGAATCGTAGTTGTACCATTGTTACTTTGCAAATCACGAGCATCCACATAAAGTTCTTTTCTTGCTAAACCTTTTAATGTTGGATTTACTACAATTTTTTTACGAGCACTTCCGTCGCCTTCTCCAAAAGCATAAGCAACTGTTTTTTGGTCAAAAGTAGAATGTTCAAATTCTACATCATTCAAATTTTCGTAGCCGTCTGAATCATCAGAGAAAACGACCCATTTTGAAACATCTCGGCCCTTGAAGAATTCTATCTGATTACTGACAGTTCCTTTTTGTCCCTTTTCTTTAAAGCCAAAATTATATGTTTCACACAAGGTTTCAACTTGTTTTTGAACTTCACCGTATGAATTTTGGTAATCAATGGACGGTAAACCTAAAGCATCAGCGGTTGTCAAAGTGAGATAATTTATTTTTCTATCTGCTCCATTATAAGAACCGTTAATGTCTGAGTAATTCCCAGGATTTAGCATTTCTTGATTGATGTGATCCCAAGCGATAAGAGCCGGGCTTTTACTAGCAGTATAGATTCTGTCAATGATTCGGCTATCATACTTGCCAGCCAATGATTTTCCACAAACTTTTAATTTTTCGTTTGTACCAGAAACATCATCAACATAGTAGTAAACACCTTCAAATTTAAAAACATTTTCTGGCCTAAAGATTGAATTATTCTCAAAGCTAAAGGGAATATCAAGTTCAAAAGTATTACATTTCCCGTAATTTTCATAAATAATCAACGATTCAAAACCATCAAAAATTTTAGCTTTAGAATAATTAAAATCACCCAGCCATTGGTATGTAAGTAAAATTCTTTGCATGTTATACCCCTAAAACTTTCGGACTAATTCTTACCGTACCAATCATATTCTCAGAACCGGAATCAGCCTGTAATTGGAAAAAGTTATTGCCTTTATCAAGTTGTAAGAAAATACTATCTTCATCCCAAAATTCAAGGTTATTTTTTTCTGTACCATCTCTCGTAGTCAGTAAGACTTCTTTTTCACCCCTAAGAGTGACAATTCTGATGATTTCTCCAACTTTGTAAGTGTTCTCTAGTCTGAAATATTCTCCAGTTGTCACATTTAAAACTTTTGGATTGGTTACTTCACCAGTGAATTCTAAAATAACAACCATCCCTACTGAGACATCGCCATCATTCACAATAGTTTGGATATTGTTTGAAGACCTTACCGCGAACGTGAATCCAGTTGATATCCTTAAAGGAAAAGTTAAATTTTTCTTTAAAGTAGATAAAGGAATAAGCTTATCAGCTTGGTTTTTATCTACCCAATAGGAATCAAGTGATAGAAAATTGATACTATAAACTTGACTTAGGTTTGTTGATGATTCATTCATTGAAAATTTTTCGACCAACACATCCAGGTAATAAACTCCGCCATTATCTGGGAAATAAGTAAGCGTTCCTGCTAATTTAGGATTAAAAATACTAGAAACTAGTGTTTTTTTATTTTCTAAATCACTGGAATCACTGGCAATAAATTCCCCTTCAATTTCAAGCTCCTTATCATCAAGTTGCTGATTGATTAGGATAGAGCCATCCAACCCATATTGTGTTTGTTTGGTAATGACATTATCAACCTGAGCAAAACCTTTTTTTGAAGTAACTAAAAAAGGAGGTTGCTGTCCAAGGACAACTTGCTCCCCATTAGTATTTTTATATACAATTTGCATGATTAATTACCTCTAATTCTAAGTGTACGAAGCATATCTTTACCATCTCTCTTGGCATATTTAGACGCTGTACGTGCATCAATATTTTCTGGACTGTAGTTGTATTGGTTAAATACTAGAGATTCGTCATTCATTCCTGAGGTTGATTTTTTAATTCCATCCCCAATCTGACCAAGTGTTTCTTTATTCAAAGGAATGACGGCTTCACGTCCAGCTTCACCACCAATCATAGGATTAATTCCATTGAATCCGAATAAAGTGGGACCGTCCATAATTCCGCCTTTTGCATAGAAATCAATTTTAGGCATTTTACCATTCTTTACCCAATCAACTGGATTAAGGCTACCGCTAATATGAAGTGTTGGCACCTTTATGCCACTAAATATAGCACCGATAGCATCTGGAATTCCTCTAAAGAAATCTGCAATTCTATCACCAATTCCACTGAAAAAACCTGCTATTTTACTCGGAATACCTGAAACAAAAGATACTGCATTGTTAAAGGCATTTCTAATATTGTTGCTCACATTATTGAAATATCCTCCAATAGCTGAACCAACACTACTAAAGAAACCTATAATTCTGCCCGGAATGGAACTAACAAAGCTTACTACAGCATTAAAAATATTTCTAATATTGTTACCAGCACTTGTAAAGAAACCACCTATAGCTGAACCAATACCGCTGAAGAATCCTGAAATCTTACCAGGTATCGATTGGAAGAACGATACTACGCTATTCCATATGTTTTGAGCGGTACTACCAGCATTTCGGAAGAACCCAATGATGCCTTGCCACAATCCGGAGAAGAATGAACTGATTGAAGTCCAAGCTGATTGTAACCAATTCATGAAGCCTTGCCAAATTTGCTTGCCAGCAGTTGTTTGAGTGAAAAAGTAGATAAGTGCTGCTACTACTGCCATGATAGCAATTACAATAATCCCAATTGGATTTGCAGCAATTGCGGCATTAAATGCCATTTGTATAGCAGTTGCACCAGAAGTAATGGCACTCCAAACTCCAGTGGCGATTGCCCAGGCTTGTTGAGCTAAAGCAATACCTTTTAAAATTCCTTGATATACTGCATAACCACCAAGGATTGTTCCAAGACCAACAAATGCAGCTTTCAAAACATCCACTCCAGTGCCGCCTTGTTTAAACCAATCAACTAATCCTTTTACAAATCCTGTCACAGATTCGATTGTTGAACCAACTGTTGAAAATGCACTGTCTAGTGTTTCAATCACAGATTGTTGAGTACCAGCTTCGGAAATTTTATCCCAAAGATTCTTAACTAAATCAATAATTGGAGAAACTAAACTGCTTATAATTGAAAAAGTATTTTTAAAGGCATTCTTGAAACTATCTAAAGCTCCACTATTTTGAAGACTTTCCCATAGTTTAGTAACAAAGTCTACAACATCATATACTGCTAGTCCTAGATTATTAAAAAATCCTACTATTGTTTGAATGATATTACTTGTACTAGTTCCCTTTGAAATGTTATCCCAAAGTTTGCTTACGGAATCTTTAACCTGACCAACAACAGTACTGATACGTTCGAAAGCTATTTTGAGAAGTTCAATCGCTCCACTATTTTGGATAGCAGAGAATAAATCTTGGATTGCCTTTCTGAAAGTTTCACTATGTGTGTATGCTTGCATAAATGCTGCAACTAACAACATAATAATAGATAAAATAGGATTTTTAGCAAAGGTTGTAAAAATACTACCAACCTGTTTCATTACCGTTCCAACTCCAAGCGCACCTAATTTAAAGGCTAAAAAAGTACCAATAACAGGCGCAAATTTTTGAGCTAAATTAAATAATTTTGTTCCAAAATCAACAACTGTTGGAATGATAGGAGTAATTTTAGTGGCAGTTTCATCAATTTTTGAACCAATGTTTGCCATTGCATCGGTTATTTTACTTTGACCAATTCCTTCTAAGATTGAAGCCCCAAAACGTGCAACAGCTGCTTTCATGTTTGAGATAGAACCTTCAAAGGTCTTACCAGTCTGTGCCATAACTCCACCCTGTTTGGCAAACTGTTCATCAACTTTTACTGATTGGTCTTGCAAAGCCTTAGAAAAGTCTTCATAGCTTACTTTACCATCAGAAATGGCTTGTTGAATATCTTTCATTGATATTCCAGTAGATTGTGAGACAAAAGCTAAGGCATTAGGCATGGTGTTCATAAGTTGTAACATGTTACCCATGTCCAACTTCCCTTTACCAGCCATCTGAGAAATTGCCAATGAAGCTGCATCAATTCCTGCAGCGGTCGCATTACCTGTCCCAGCCAAAACCTTGGTCATGTTTTTAAATTCTGTTGTAGATTTATTCAAATCCATACCAACAGAGTTAAAACGAGCAGTCGCTGTTGCTGCATCAGTCATGCCAACTGATGTCCCTTTAACAAAAGCATTTAATGCCGTCGTTGCAATTGCTGCAGCTTGCGGCACTCCTTTGGCTATATATTGTTGAACTTTAGAATTAAAGTCACCAACAGCCATAACCGTCCCTTTTGTCATATCTTGTGCTGCTTTACTGATTCCACCAAATGAATTATCTGCAGCAGCTCCCATTGATTGGAAGACAAGGTTGGCGCCATTCAAAGCGTCTAATCTTTTCATCCCTGCTGTGATAGACATTGCAAGCGTTCCGACTGATAAACCAACAGTAGCAAGGGCAGTTTTTGCCCCACCACCGAAGTTAATCATTTTCTGACCTTGGTTTTCAAGGGACTGGCCGAAGTTCCCAATAGCTCTGATTGATCCAGCTACAAATTGACCTGCAACATTTCCAGCTTGTGTGAATCCAGCTCCAATCTTAGCTAAAAGACTTTGAGAACTTTTCCCCGTTCTCTCAGTAGAGTTATCAAATGTTTTGGCCGTATTATCGGCTTGTTTGCTCGTTTCTTGAAGTTGAGCTTTTACATCACTAGCGCCTCTTAAACCAAGCGTACCAAATAAACTAAATACTTCCATTCATTTTTACCTCCTTACTAAAATTGAAATATTGAGCTGCAAAGTTTAAATTTTCTTGCTCTTTATCTGGAGTAATGACATCTTTTTCTTTGATTCTCAAAGTTTTCATATTTTTCTTTTTAAATTCTGAAAAGTCTTCGTCGATATCCTTAGAAAGCCACATCTCCCATAAAGTTTCTTCGTTTTCCTGTTCATAAAGATATAAAATAAAATCCACTGCCCGTCCCAGCGAATAAGTCGCCAAGACAGCCAATGGATTACTATATCTTCTAAAAAGGAAATCTTTTAACTGATGTTCACCGTCATCAATTTGTTTTATGATGACAATGATTGGAAAAAATCTTTCAACTCAGGTTTTCCAATAAAATCTTTCACCAGTTTACCATAAGTGACAAGATTCAATTGACCGATTTCTTCGCCAGTAGTCCCAGCCAATTCACCTAAGAAGTTGTTGAGTTCTACTTTTACAGTTGTGATATTTTTCAATAGTTTTGAAATTAGACTTGACATTAGGTTTCTACCTCGTGCCTCAATTACTGATAGGTCTGAAGTATCTACCCCATTGAAAATTTCAACAATGTCATCTTGGATTTCAAGCTTTGCAAAAATTCCAAGAAGCGTAAATAGGTCATCCCCTTGCAATTCACGTAATTTCAATTGTTCAGTCATAAGTATTTTCCTCTATTCTATTTTTAGGCTACTGTCACAGCACAAGTTGCTGTCTTACCGTTTGAAGTAGTAAATTTTACATTTGTTGTACCAGCTTTAACTCCCACTATTTTACCTTGAGCTGTTACAGTAGCAACTGCTGAATCGTCAGAGCTGTATGTCCCTGATTTATCAGTTGCATTGGCTGGTACAATAGTCGCTGTCAGCGTTTCGTTAGCTCCAACTGCGAGTGATAACGTTGTTTTATTTAATGTCACTCCAGTTACTGCGACTGTTTCATCAGTTGGATAAAGGATAGTCCAAGGGAACTCATCATTTTTCAATTGTTCAAATGAGGCATTGGCTGTTCCTTCGTAGTCAATAGCAGCTTCATCACCGTCTTTTGTTTCAAGAGCAAAAGCGGATGTAGTCAATACATTGTCTAAAAGAATGATGATAGGTTTTTCACTACCGGTCAATTTACCAACAATTGCCATATTTTTGATGTAATCACCTTCTTCAAGGTAACGTTTTGATTTGATTTCAGTATAGCCATCATATTCTGCTGACTCGTTTTTAGTACCATTAAGTCCTAAGGCCATGTTTTCGGCCGTGAGTTCTTTCAATTTGGCACCAACAGTTGCATGTGCTTCATCAAGTACCCAGAGGCCTTTAACATCCACATGGCCAGTCCCATCAACTCCGATTTTGCGGTATTTTTGTTCGATATTTACTTTTGTTCCATCACTTGTTGCTCCAAGCGGTGTTCCTGTAAATGATTTTGAGATTTCGTCCCATTCCACATTTACTACAATTGTTCCTGCATTAATCATGAAATTTTCTGATGAAGTTTTTGTATAACCTGAGTTTGGTAATGTCATTTATTTCTCCAATCTACTTTGCAATAAATTTGCAAATTTCTGCGTTTCAACGTATCACTCTGTGTTTCCACTGAAAACGAACGTTGAAAATAAAAACGTAAAAAAAGCCCATCCGTGAATTTTTGATTGAAATCAAAGTTTTCACGTAAAAGACTTTCTAAATTAAAAATATTGATAAAACTAGAATTTTCATCAAAAATATCAATGTCTAAATAAAAGCCATCAGTATTTCTGTTGATGTTATCAATATCAAGTGAATATGTTAGATAAGGGTAATTAATTTTTTTAGAGTTATTAATTTCCAAATAACTCTCTTTAGTAACTTGGTCAAACATCAATTTTAATGTTTGCAATAACTCAATCATTTTACCCCCTTTCCTAGTTCCTGTTGATAGATATTCTGAACTTCTTGCTTAGTGTCACGAAAAGCGTTTCTCATGAATTTGATAGGTTTTAAACCTTTAGTATAATGTGGCGTTCCGTCAGCAGCTCGATAAAACCAGCCACCTTTTCGACCAGCACCATTTTCAGCAAATTCACCAGTACCGAATTCATTGTAAATAGCGTGTTTGTCTGGTGAGCCAATCTGTGAAGCCATTCCACCAGAGTAGCCGCTATCTTTTACTAACTTGTAATTGATATCATCTCGCAACTTACCTGTGTCAACTCTTCCTGCTGCAGTGACATTTGTCTTTGCTTGTGAACGAACAAGTTCACTTGAGGCAATAAGAGCACGTTCGACATTACTATCAAGTAGCTTTTCAACGGCTGGGAAATTATTCTCATATTTAATTGCCATTCTTCCCTCCAAAAACAAGATAAATCTCATTATGATGATTAAGTCCCATAGGATTATCAGGATAAGTAATTGAATAAACTTTTCCTTCTTCATCAATAACTCGCATTTTATCAGTGATTCCAGAAACATACTTTGGAATAATTAAAATATGAGTAGATTCCTCAACGATGGCATTTTGTAATGAGGCTTGGTTTGTCCCATTAACTAAATCCAAATAACCTTTTACAGTAATGAAATCCTTCCAAGTTTTTACAACTCCACCGATTCCGTCACCGTCAGGTTCAAACTTTTGAATAATAAAAGAATGAGGTGCATACATCTTACCACCTCATTTTCTTATATTTTTTCAGAAAGCCAAATAAACTAGCTGGATAACCATTGATTGATTCACTCGAATTCATATCATAGTAAGTGATGTTCATCCGAGCAATACTTTCAGACTTGATGCCAAGTTTATCCCCCATAGATAAATCATACTGGAGCAATCTTTTGACACCCTCGACAATGTCAGGAGGGTAGGATATCTTAGTGATAAAAGCACTTTGGAAGTTGCCATTAAACAACTCCGCATCTTTAAGCTTGATTGTCTTGTCGCTGATTTCTTCAATCACATACAAGCCATCATTCACGCCCATATCCTGATTTAATCCTGAACCCGTCTGACTCCAGGTATTACTGATTTCAATTGTTTCACCAACACGAAGAAAAGAAAGCGTGTCATTGAAATCTAAAGTATTTTCATTGGTTACTTTGAACTGATAAAATCTGATGTTCAAATTTTGAAACTTATTATGAGTTAGAGCACGAATAGACTGCTCTAATCCATCAAGCGTTTCTTGAGTCAGGTCAGGGTTGATTTTTTGTGCTTCATCTAGCGTGATAATCATAATTAACCTCCCACTAAAGCAAGTAAGTTAGCTTTTACCATTGAGCTGGTGTAAGCTATCCCTTTCTGGTCAAGATAACTCTTGATTTCGTTTACTGTCCAGCTATCATCTGGGATAGCCCCTTTCTCCGGGGCATTATCAGGGTTTAGGAGCAGTTGCTTTCAAGACAGCTTTCTTGTTGTCATCAAGCATGAATTGACCACCTTTAGCATGAGCTTGGAGTGCCTTACCGTCAAAGGCTTCTACATCAATTGTACGAGCTGTAGCAATACCAACAAAAGGAATAGCAACTTGATCAGCAGCAAAATAAGCAACTTCGCCTGAAACAAAGTATTTATCAGGAGTTTCTTCAAGTTTGAACCCTTTATATTTTGGAACAGTGTTGTTATCAAGACTGACAGTTGCACCTTTTAGTGAAGTTGCATTAGTCAAGTCAACAACTGCTTGATATAAATCAGGAACAAGGTAGGCTGTTTTATCTGCATCGATTTCATTATTAGTGAATTCTTTTGCAGCAGCATTGAACAAAGCATTGATATTTACTTCTGTGTATTTGCTATTGGCATCTACCATTGCAAGTGTTTTGCTTGCGTTATCAGATAAGAATTTACCGTTCTTTTGGTTCATGTAACGAGTTTGAGCAATTGATTGAGCTTCCAAACGGTCAGCTACTGCATCGTTAAGTCCAGCGTTTACTGTGGCAATATCAATTCCTTCATGGATTGCCAATTCATAGCTGAAATCAACATCAGTATCAGCATAAATAACCTCAGTACGGTTACCAAAACGTGAAGAGTTTCCAGTTCCAGTTCCAAAACCTACATTAGCGTCTTTGCTGTAAGTTCCAATTACTACTGGTGTAGCATTAGTTTTTACAGAAAAGGCTTTTGTGTTAGATGTGATCCCGTCAACTGATTGAATTGGAGCAAATGCACCAGAGAATGCGGATTTAGCGTTAAATACTGCGGTAAGAATACCTTTATATTGTGGTTCAAAACGACGTGCATTTTGTTGGTTGTTATTAGTTGTCATAATTTTTTACCTCTCTTATTTCCCTTGTGGAGCATATTTTGCGACTTTATCAGCAAATGGATCAGGTTTTTCTTCGTCATCTTCTGGCGAATCAATTTTTTTAAGGCCTTCTGTAAGGTCTTGCAGTGCTTTACCTACATTTGCGTCATCTTCTTTATCAATGGCCTCTGTTAGTCCAGCGACAAGTTTGTCAATTCCAGCTTCTTTAAGCTGTGCAACCGTAATGGGTTGTTTTTCTTTGTCTTCCAAAGTGATTCCTCCTATTGGTTATATTTGGCAATTTTTTCTGAGAACGGGTCAAAATCTACATTTTTACCGTCTTTAGGGTTGTTATCCAGAGGAGTCCAGCCCTTATCATCTTTTGGAGTTTCAGGGGCCTCAAAGTATTTTGGATAGCTTTCTTTCAATTCATTGAGCTTGTCATCGAAATTAGTAAACTCTCCATCTTCTCCAACTTCTAAATCTTCTCCACCACGCATTTTATAGTTGAGAATGTAGTCAATATCATTAACACCAGCTTTAGTCAGCAATTTTTCAAGCTTAGTAGTACGCTTGATTGAGCTATTTTCGCTTGTCAGTGTTTCAACTTGACCTTGAAGTTCTTCAAGTTTTTCTAACTCAGATTGATTAGAATCCAAAGTTTTTTGAACTTCTTCGGCAGCAGCTTCAAGTTCAGTAATTCTTTCATTACTTTCATCGAGTTGCTCTTTGGCTTCATCTCGTTGTTGAACAGCCTTGTTATAGCGTTCTTCAAGATTCTGTTCAGAGGTTAGATAGAACTTGTTTTCTTCCATTCCTGCAGTAATGGATGTCACTTGCTCATCATCTAACCCAAGAGATTCTAAATACTCTTCAAATGTCATTTTCTTCCTCCTCACACCTACGCTTTTATACGAGTTCGCTCTCACGATGCTTGCACTTTTTACGACGTGTCTAGTCGAATTTGAACAGTTTTATGCCATGTTCAGGGCATAAGAAAAGCGCCTGCCAGTGACAAACGCTTATTATTTATAATGTTTTCCTAGTTTTTGTAGTACCTCAATCGGAAGACTTCCTTTATGATATTTATCCATATATGGATTGAATCTTAAAACCTCTTCGGGAGCTATAATTTCTTCAATAACATTTTTATCACCGTCAAAATAGTAATGATAGAATTTATTTTCTTTTTTGAGGATGAAGTTAAGGGATTCAAATTCTCCATCATAGGAATAATATAGTATTTTCAAAATATACCTCCATATTATTTGGGAGCAACTAGTACTTCAATTCCCATATTTTTTAGCTGTTCAAATTCTTTAGAAAATTTATCTAAATAGCTTTTATCTGGTACAATGATTCTCTTCACGTCATTTTTAAAAGTTAAATCTCCATGATATTGAGCTTCAATATAACGATTTGTTTTTTTATTTGAATTTAAAAATTCTGAGATACTGTTAATTTCCCCAATAGCTTTCTCTTTGATACCATTGTAAGTTGGCTTTGTACCTACTGGTGTAGCAGATGTTATCAAACCTCTTTTATTAACTAAGCTATCGTTAATGGTATAAGTCGTGCGTTTTCGAACACTATCATCTAACTCAATGGTAATGTTCCCATAACCTAAAACTGAATGACTTGCTTTCTTTTCAAATAAATCATCAGAATCTGAAAGATAGCCATATTTTGGCATTTCGCTTCTCTTAATATTTTCTGGCAAATTAAATAAAGTTTTTTCAATCCTTATTCGCCCTTTAGCGAAGCCGTCCCCAAATTCATGGCAACTTTTAAGATTTCCGCTTTCTACTGCTCTTCTAAATCCAATATCTGAAATTCTCATTCTCATAGAAGCTTCATTGGTCAACTTCGCAAAGGACTCACTTTGAGCATCATATTTTTTAGCATTAACTCGCCCAGCTTTTAACCTTGATTCTTCACGTTTCTCGTTTAAATAATCATCGTTCAGACCTTTCAATGAAACTGGAATATTTTTACCACTATTTTTCTTGCCTTGTTCCTTCAACCAATCATCATATTTCTTTTGGTAAAAATTCTCACCCTCTCGATTCAACTTAGGAGCAATCCCATTAACGACTGTGACCGTTGTACATCTGCAATTAATATCTTCTTCGGCAACTCCAAACATACGAGGCCCTTGTGCTTTATATGAACCGATTTTAAAATCTTCATCAACTTCTTGAATCTGCCCATTGAGTAATGAGTGGTCTGTACGAGTTCTACCATCGTTGGTTGCCATCCATTGTTTCTTTAAATCAACACCTTTTTCTTTGACTTCCTCATAACCTTTTTGAGTGGTTATAGAACGAAGACGACCGCCTTCTGTACGAGCAATTCTCAAAGCTTGCCGATAGTTAGCTTCTGTAATTGTTGATATTTCCAATGCCATTCTGTCATAACCATAACCAAAAGACATTCCTCTAGCAATAGCATCACTAATCTTTGAAGCCAATTCATTTCTGTATTTATAGAGTCGCTTTGACAGAGTAGAACCAGCTACTGGACTATTCATCAGCTCAGTTAAAAACTTATTGTCTAAGCTATGAAAGTTCAAATCAAGATTATAGCCGGTTTCAAGAGAGTAATAAACAGAATTATATCCGTTTGCTCCTTCTGTTAAAACAATGCTTTTAATCGTTTCAGCGATATTAATGCTAGGTTCTCCAAGTATCTGACGAATTTCATTACTGACATTTAGCAATCTTTCAAACTCTATCCGTTTGCTAAATGATAGATCACCGTAATGCTCTAGCCAATCCTCAATTTTCTGATTCACAGATTTAGAAATGTTTTCATAGAACTTGTGGAGCTTTTTTTCATCTACTGGACTTTCAATATTCATGAATCACCTCACTGTTCAGGATTGGACTCATATCCTTTAACACTTAATTGTTTCTGGATTTCATCATAATCCAAGTCATAAATATCACAAATCATTTGAACCACTTCATCATCTGGTAATAGCGGAGCTGCTGCAAGAAGTGTTTGTACCTCAACTGATTTTGTGTCAGCTTCAACTTTTTCATTGTTTGCAAGGTCATTTTCATTGACCAGCATTTCACGAGTAATGACAAACTCAACTTGATTGCTTTTGTAGGATGTGTTATTTTTTCGATTAATATCCGCAATGACTAAATCAAGCGACCATTTCAAGAAAGCTCTCAACCGAACCTCTGTCTTATTGGCTTTCATGTCTAGTCTTGTGTATCGTGACTTAATAACAACGTTCGTCACATTGCCATCACCGACTTGTGAGCTATCAAAACCAAAGCCAAAACGGTAGATATTTTCGCTATCAATCTCCATTTTAGTTTTACGACCTTCAACTGGAATATTAACAACTTTTACATCAATTCCGCCATCATCTCCAACTCCTACAACCTTTTTATTCCGGAGGTTCATTTGAAGTTTATCTAAAGAGTCACCTTCAAATCCTCTAACCACATAAATGGCATCAGAGAAAGACTGTAAGTTGTTTGATAGATAAGAATTCATCAAGTCATAGTCATCAATAAGTGCTTTGATTGGTTCTAAATCTGTTCGTTCCTGCTGATTGTTCTGGTAACGATAGAGCGGGATAGTGTCGTATGAACGACCGCCAATCTCCTCTCCATTAGTTCCAAGAATATGAGGCTGTGAACCGATGTATTCATAATTATCTTTTTCAGAAGCTTCAAAGGTCATGACTTGTTTATCATCATAAAGCTCTGCAGTCTTAATTGTTACCACCTTACCGTCTTTGACGATGTCATTTGAGTAGTAACGAAGGACTTTTTGAACGACATTCAAATCATCATAAATAGGAATAATTTTTAACCCGTCTAAAACTTGAAAGACAATGACATCATCAGGAGTAGTCCGAGGATAAACATATTCAAAGCCTTTCTGACTTCCGTTTGTCAGTAAGTCATTAAGGAACAATTGAAAGTCTTCGTTATAATAATCTTCAAGATACTTAGCCAGCTGGTCATCATCACATTCGATTTCAACTGGATTTGATAAAAGATATTGGACTTTCTGGTCAATCAATTCATTCAAGAAAGCATTGGGAATTTTGATATTTGTAGCATACTTGTCTTCTCTTAAATTGTTATCATCATCAATATAAAAAATTCGATTGTCTAAAATATCATGTTTGTAGTTATAGTAATCTACACCTTGTTGAGCACGTTTCTTTTTACTGTCTTTTAAATCTGCCTGAATCGCATTTTTAATTCCGGAAGCAATAATTGTTGGGTCTTTGCTTAGTAGTACATTAGTTGCCATTATACTAACCAACCTCCTTTACTTTTAGTCTGTCTAATTAAACTTGCTGCACTATCTGGCGCATCATCGTGTTCGGCATTCTCTGTATAATCCAATACCTGAGCCATATAATCTGGATCAGTAGTATCAAGCCATTGAATATTAGACCACTCCGCTCTCAAATAGGTAGCAATTTTAATAAATTTATTTTGTGATTCGTGATATTCTTTGACTGGAATACCACGTTTTTTTATTTCTTTAGCAAGATAACCTTTATCCCCGTTGTTTTCAACATGGATGGTTCCAAGCTTCAACTCCTTGTGGATAAGCTCAATCTCATTCAAGCAATCATCAACGTGCTTGTCCCATTTCTTGCCAAACATCACATTATCTTTTTTAGCGGTATAAACAGTTGAGTCACTCCCACCATAAGCCGCATCAATGTGCGCTGTTCCATTGGCTATTTTGCTAACGTCAGCAATATAGGTTGGAGCGCTAAACATGGCATCTTTATCTGCAATATGTTTCAGTTCATAGTTAGCAGCGAATAAGCTGGGTATCATGGCTTGTCTCAAATGCTCTAACTGTTCTTTACTAATCAAACCTGTTTCATAACAGTCGTATCTTCTGATATTTGGCATCTTAGAAATCGCATCTTCCTTGTGCCAAGGAGTTCCAGTATTAATGAAACGACCGCCACGGTTCTTCACGTTCTGCAATTCCTGGTACTGTGTTTTAGTCCGCTCACGTTCTGCACGACTTACACGGTCTTTCAGATTGACAATGTCATCAGTGATAACAATGTCCGCATGCTTACCAGTAATGCTGGCACCAATCCCCAAAGCAAGAAGTTGAGAAGTCCCCTTATTACTGTCTTTTAAATTAGTATCAATCTCAGTCGTTGTTGCTTTCAATAATGTAACTGACTTTCCCCACAGAGCTTGTGAGAAAGCTTGAAAGATGTCTGACTGTAATAACTTCTGAACCTGCAAGACAATTTCCATAACGTCCGTGTCGGTTTTACGCATAAAGATGATGGTTTGATTTGGAAACATGACCAATAGAATCGCAATAGCAATTGAAAGACAAGTCGTTTTATATGACCCACGATGAGCCAGAAGTGTTTCGTCTTCCTCAGAAAATAAAAAAGACTTGATCCATTCGTTATGAATGTCTTCTAAGTCTTCAAATCCACTCTCTATTCCAAACTGAACAGGATGATTAAGAACTAGGTCCATGAAAAAATCAAAATCATTCTCCATCTTTCATCCGTCCTTTTATCCGTTCTTGTATTTCTTTGCTACGTTCGTTGATATCAACTGAACCTGACAGCTCCGTTTGACTTTTATCGACGTAAATTCCAGCAATTGTTAAAATCATTTTGCGGTCCTGGAATCCTTTTTCTTTCATAGCGTACTTATAAGCAGCATTTAAAACACTACCCGCTTTAGCTGTGACCAAGTCCATTGTGGTCTCATTGACGAGGTTTGAGAACTCCTCTTTCCCCATCGCTTCATAATACTTACGACGGCTTACATTCGCAAGGTTACAAATATCTGTAACAGTTTTCCCTGCATTTTCTGGATTTATAAGCACTTCAAGTAATTTTTTTTCAGCTGTAGTTGGCTTGTATATGTTACCTTTTGTCACATCTTTGTACCTCGCTTTCTGTAAAATTTGTATAAAAAAACCTGCCATTTCTGACAGGTAAAATCTAAAAGGAAAAAATGAGTCGTATCATCATTCACTCGTTCACAATACTATTTTAACTCATTTTTTCGGTCACTTGTTCGCTATTTTTTAGCAAAAACGGTCACTTTTCCGCAAAATTTATTTCGATGCGTTCTTCTGCAGCAATTTCATCAATCTTATATTCCAATTTTTCAAAAAATGGACGAATGATATTTTTATATGCTTGAGTTTTTTTACCAAAGCCAAAACGCATCAATGCACCTTCAACTGTCAATTCATTGTGAATATAAACAGCCTTGATTATTTTCCAATGCCCTGGATCTGTTTCAGCAATCATTTCTTGAATTGCTTTAAACTGCCGCCTATATTTAATTAATGTTGGATCACATTCTAGCTTAATGATATCACTTAAAACTTTTGGGTCACGAACCAAATTTTGAGGAGTTATCCACCAATTGGGGTCTAATCCACTATGACTTACTGGATATTGAATTTCTTCGCATCTCCTTTTCACTTGTGATTCAAATGGATATTCTCTCAGTGCTTTGATTAAATATCCGTATTCTGTACTTACTTTCAATATTTACCCCCACAAAAGCTGAATGAATGATTCATAAGTCTTAATTCCAAAGATATTCTCCCCGTGGATTTCTCTGAGTGTTATAGTAAAACCTTCACCGAGCTTTTCTTTTAAAAGAGAAATAGTTTCTTTATTACCTAACCTCAATCTTAAATAACTATCATCCTGTTTGCTTACTCGAATTCTGTAACCTGTATATCCTTGTTGTGCTGAAATTCTGATAGCATTCTCTAAATCAGTTTTTCCATACCATCTCTCAAACCATTTTTCATGCGATTCTTTTTGAGATGATTTAATTTCATCAATTAATGTCATTCTATTTCCTCCAAATCTTTATAACTGTAACTCAATAGTGCTCCTTCACTTTTTAATGAGATGTAAACTTCATTGATTTCAACAGAATCATCAACCACTAGTCTAATTGCTGCCAAAGCTGATGGAAGTACATATTCAAAATCCGGAGCTTTAGTTTGGGATTTGAGTGCCTGTTTTCGTTTAATTCCAGGGGAAATTTTCATCAAATCACACTTTCTGTAAATTCATCTTTTCGAGCAACTTTTTTCGCAATCGTGATTGGCAACCCATAACGAGCAGCAAACATCTTCGCCTTAATTTTAAACTCTGGTAAAATCATACCTTTCACATCAATTACTTTGATTAAGTTGCCAGAATCATCGTAGAAAGTAAAATCTGGCTTGTAGTAAATTTCTCGATAAGCTTTCCCATTGAGCCTGAACTTATCTTGCAAGACAAATTTCTCTTGCATTTTCATGTTCGGCTCATGCTTATGCAACTGATAATAAATTGATTCAGCTTTACTATCAAATGTGATACCATCTACCGTTACTTTTTTAGCTCCGTATTTGTGGGCCATCAGTCTTCCTCCAAGTCCGTTCCGATATATTCTGCTGACAAAAACTAATCCAGCTTTTGAAAATTTTCTTCTAGCAAAACATTCCAATTAGTCACATTGCAATTAAAACCACTCCGTGACTTTTTGACTTGTGCTGGAGTTGTCACTTGCATAAATCCCAGCATATCAAATCCAACTAGCCACTGGATTCTTTTTCCTTTTTGGTAGAATCCACGTTTCAGGTCTTTATCAATAACAAAAGCTATCAACTCGTCTGCAGTCTCAAATTTTTTATTCACTCAATCACCTCAATTTGTTCATAGCTCCCAGTTTCCATGCTGTCGATTTCTTGCTGGGTGAATTTTGTTTTTGTTCCAAAAAAATCTTCAACGTTACCAACAATATCTGAATATAGTTTTGTTGCTTCATCATAATATAGATAAGCTCCTGTCAGCTTATTCTTCAAATAGAACAGCTGCGGTTTTTCGACTGTGTATTTGCCAGTGATAACCGCATTTAAAAACGTGATTGGATTTTTCAAAACAAATTTTTCAACTTCCAGAGGAAAGAGATATCTATTTTTATTATCAATAGCACAAATTAAAATATTATGAATCATTAATTCTGCATTATGAGCTACTGAAATATTTTTATCTATCCACTCCGCCACAAACTCAGGCACGACTGGCAGGGATTGCTGTTGGAGTTGCGATTTTAAATTAGCGATTTCTTCTGCTAGCTTTGTGTTTACATCAATAAGATTTTTATTTGCTAAAACATGTTCTTGAAACTCTTCGTCTGCTTGTGCTATCAATGATTTAACATGAACGGCCGCATAATATTTAGTATTACCAACAGGATGCTCAATATTTTTTATTGGTAGTATTTCCAGTCTTTGTTTAAATGTCTTATCCATTTTTTACCTCTTCCCAGGTATCTTCTAGCCAGTCAAGTAACATGTTCGTCTGCTTCATGACCAGCGGCTCTGAATTATATTTTGTGCTCAGCTCTCCAAGTGAATTTACGACCCAGTTCCAAAAATCATCATTTCCGAATCCTAATTTTATCGCCTGTGAGTTGCACTCTAAAATCCAATCTTTAACATCGTTGAAAAATTTTTCATAGTCCAAATTTTCCACCTCTATTTTCTAAGAAACTTTTTTAATTTTTCTTTTTCCTCCACCCACCCTCGCACGCCTCGGTGGGTGTCAATGACTTGTCAAAATTTGCAAACCCAAAAGCAAATTTGACTTGTCTGTACACCTACACCCATCAGGTAATTATATACGTAGTATATAATTCATTGACACCCTTTTTTGACAGGTGTCAAACTGTCAATTTATAGTTAATTTGACAGTGTCAAAAAATATTACTTTTAGTTAATTTGACAGTTTGACAGGGGGTATCAATTTAACTAATTTTTTGACAGTTTGACAGGTTCGATAAAACTTATAATTTATTCATTATTTTCTAATTTAGTTATCCAACCTTTATCATCAATTGTCAAAGTTTCTTGTTCTTTAATCCAATTTTTTATAGTGTTCCGTGTAACTTTATCTTCAAAATATGTGACTATTTCTCCGATTCGGATTTTACCTGTCCCCTCCATATCAAGCGATTCAAAAGCAGTGTGAAGTTTTTCAGTATTCTTCTTAATTCGTTCAGCTTTCTTTTCTGCTGAGGAGCGAACATCTGCACTTTTTTTACCACCTTTTGACCATTTGTTATCATTTGCTCCAACTGGTTCAAGGTCTTTCAGAACTCCAGAATCATCGGAATAATGAAGCGGATAATTAAACCACAGATTGACTGGTTCAAACTTTGGAAACTCTCGAAGTGTTCCTTCAAGTCTCCAAGCAGTCATCAACTTCACAACTCGTTGAACTTGTTCCAATTCAAAGCCGGCAATTTCTCTTGCTCGTTCATCCCCAAACGCTAAAGCCAAATGTTTTCGCATTTCAGGCGCTGATAGAAAATCATCTTGGCCAATTTCATTAAGATATTCAGGATTTTCATCTCTGATTTTGGCTGCGTAGAAGTTAGCCACTGCCCTGGCATCTTGTTGTTTTCTCAAACTGTCAGTAACTTCAAGCTCGATTAAGTCAAGAATTGCGTCAGGGTCTCGGGCAAATACTCCAGAACCAGAACTTCGGTCCATAGAAGATTTACCGCCCTGTGCTCCTTTTGAGTGGTGGTGGCAGTAAATAACAGAAGTTCCAAGTTCTGCAGCTACTTTGTCAAAGTTATTTGTAAACTTGGCCATTTGTTCCGCATCATTTTCAGAACCTGTCAGTACTTTATAGATTGGGTCAATGATCACTGCATCAAATTTTTCTTTTTGAGCACGTCTGATCAGTTTCGGTGTCAGTTTATCCATTGGAATAGAATGACCACGCATGTTCCAAATACTAATATTCTTTAAATAATTTGGTGGAACATTCATTCCTTGGTAAATATCTTTGAATCGTTTATAAGCTGAGGGGCGGTCAAGTTCCATATTGATATAAAGCACTTTTCCACGTTCACAATTAAAACCAAACCAAGGAATCCCCTCTGCAATCGCAATACACATCTCCATCAATGCAAATGATTTTCCGGCTTTTGATGGACCAGCAATAAGCATTTTATGACCTCTTCGCAAAACTCCATCAATCAAAACTGGGGCAAGTTGTGGGTCTTCTTCGAACATATCCGCAAGACTTTCAAACTCTGGCAAGTCATCATTCAAATCCTCAATGTAGGTTTGCCACTCTTCCCAATTCGCTTTACCAATATTTGTATCGATAAGAAATTGCTTATGCTCTCCACGAATTACACCAGGCATTCGAGATAAACGTGACGGATTTTTATTTTGACCATCAACTTCAAGGCCATTTTTATTACAAATTTTATAGAGGTATTCAACCCGCTCACGGTATTCGTTTTTGTCTTTCGCATCAACTTTTACAATGGCATGAACTGATTTACCACCAGAATAGACAAGAGCTGCAATTGGTAATTCTAATTCACGCATGATTGCATTTTGCTTTTCAAGTCCTAAATTATCCGATTCAACTAGAGCATATTTAAACTCAGTAACATTTTCATTTTTAACCCCTTTACCATCAAGAGGATTGAAACGAATCCAAGCGCCACCAAGAGGGTCCGAATCTCCCACAATATAACTCAAGTCTTTTTCATCTTTATACTTTTCTAGTTCATTGAGTAATTCTTCTGCGGTTCTAGTATAGTTGCCTGCGCCACTGACAGAATATTTTCCGTCATCACGCAGCCAAGATTTCATGACATAGCCAATGTAATCATCATTTTTGAAAAGCGTTTGAATATAAGTTTTAAGCTGTTCTACAGGTTTCCAATTATCATCAGGCTCTCTGATTTCTTGACCTTCAACCCAAGATTTATCAATAAACTTATAATCTCGTGCTGCGCTCACTTCATCATCCCAGCCTAAGAACTCGTTCCCATCATTCCCTTTATAAGAATTTGAAGACCAACCATTTTCTTTTGCTTTCATAGTGATAAATGCACCAGTTACTGGTGCAGCTCCATTATGGCCAAGTGAATCCCACTTTGATTCCATTTCTCGTGCATTATATCTACTATCAGATTGTGACCAACTGTCCCATACATCAAAGGTATAGCCCTCGAATTTCAAAGCCATTCCAACTGATACCCAGTCCAGATAATCAAGTGATGATGGTGAGATATATTCAAGGAGTGGCACTAAATCAAATTTTTCTTCCAAGCTTAAACTCCTTTATATTCCTTCGGATTAATGTCAACCGGAATTCTCCAACCATTCCCCGCAATCCGGTCAATTAGACCTCTTGCTTTATTAAATTCCCAAGTCCCAACATGTTGGAAACCACGACTTTCTAAGAATCTAATTTGCTTAGGTGTAGTTAAGCCTGACATTTTTCGTTTATTTAATTTATCAAGTAATACTTTAGCTTTCCCAGAGTTTTCAATTTCTTCTGGAAAGATGCCAAATTTTTCAAGTGCTGCAATTTGTTTATCAGAAGCTGGTGCCATTTCCCAACCAAAAGATGGGGCATAGTTTATCAGGTCTTCTGATTGAATAGAAAGTTCAAATTGTAGAGGGTCCACAAGTTTTCGTTTCCGTTTTTTCATCGTTGCCAATTTTTCTGCCAGTGAGTTTTCTCGGTCTTGAACTACTTCACTTTCAGCTTCCTGAGCAACTTCTTCTAAATCAAAGAGTTGCAGCTGATCGTCTTCTTCAACCTCAGCCATTTTTTCAGTCATCTTTTTAGCAATTTCATCATCTTTAGCAATCAAGTGTGCTGGATGAACTAGCTCATGACGTTCTGTGTGCCAAAGGAAATCTAAAATCAGACAATCTTCTTTTCCTTCTGCTAGTCGTAAACCACGACCGATACATTGAACATAAAGCGGACGTGATTTTGTTGGTCTTAGCATAATGACACAATCGACTTCTGGTGAGTCCCAACCTTCTGTCAGTAACATTGAGTTGCAAAGTACGTTATATTTCCCGTTGTCGAAGTCTTCTAAAATCTCCGCACGGTCCTTGGAATCTCCATTGACTTCGGCAGCTTTAAAACCTTTTTCATTAAGAATATCTCGAAACTTTTTAGAAGTTGCTACAAGCGGTAAAAAGACAACTGTTTTTCTGTTTGAGCAATTCTTGACCATTTCATCTGCTATTTGATAAAGGTAAGGGTCTAATGCACTTCCAACTTCACTTGCTTTAAAGTCTCCGGCTGACATTGAAACGCCAGATAAATCAATTTTTAATGGGATAGTCATTGCCTTCATTGGTGACAAGTATTTATTTTTTATCGCATCAGGCAAGGTGTATTCATAAGCAAGCGACTCAAAGAACTCACCCAGATTTTTCTTGTCTGTTCTGTCAGCAGTTGCGGTTACTCCCAAAACTTTAGCTTCACTAAAATATTCAAGGACTTTCTGATAACTACTGGCCAAAATGTGATGTGCTTCATCAACAATGATTGTGTCGTAATAATCTTGCGGGAAATCTTGTAGTCGTTTTTCACGCATCAAGGTTTGAACACTTCCGACGGTCACGCTATAAAATGAATTTTTTGCAGTTTGGTCAGCTTTTTCAACTGCAGCTTTCAATCCTGTTACTTTGAAAAGTTTATCTGCAGCTTGGTCAAGTAATTCGCCACGGTGGGCCATAATTAAAACCCGCTCACCTTTGCTTACTAATTGTTTTGTTAAATCTGAGAATGTCACGGTTTTACCCAATCCGGTAGGAAGAACGAGCAGCGTCTTCTTGACACCACTCGCCCATTCTTCTTGGATTCGGTCATTCGCTTCATTCTGATACGGACGGAGTTCCATTATTATCCTCCTCTAAATCAAAGCTCATTTGAGGGTTTGCTTTACCTTCTAATTCAAGCGCTTTCGCCTCAGCATTATAATAATCTTCATCACATTCAAATTTTGCTGTGATAGTATAGTCTTTCTCTTTGTAAGAGAAGTCTTGACCGATACTTACCAACCATTGAGAGAAGTTTTTTACAGCTTCTGAAAACTCAAATTTAAATTTACCTGTTAGATTTTTTTCTGCAAGCATTTTCTATCCCCCTCTTAAAAGTTATAGCCAGCGCCATTTTGAGGTGCAGCAGTTTGTTGTGGGAATGGCGTTACATTTTGTTGAGGTGGTTGAGTTTGAGCAGGTGGTTGTTGATAGCTTTGTTGTGGTGCTTGATACCCTGGTGCAGCAGTTTGTTGAGTTGGTTCAAGAAAATCTTTGATTCTATTGTTTTGAGCTGGATTCCCAGAACGGTCAGTATAGTCATTAACAACAAGACTTGCTGCACCTTTAGCACCTAATACAGTGCCCCAGTTCATTTTTACCTTACCTTCTGGATTTTTAGGAGCACCAATTGATGTAAAGAATTGATTGATTTTCCATTGCATTTTCTTATAAAGATAGAAGTTTTCTGTCAGTGTTGATTTTTCACCAGTAGATGTTGTGAATTCCAATGTTACTGTTGCTTTAGGACAGTTAGCTGGAATTTTACTTTCACGGTTTGCCGGTTTCTCATAAATCCCTTTTTCAAATCCTGTAATTGTGAAAGGATAATTACCTTCTGGTAAGAGGACAAAGGGGCTTCCTTCTTCTACTTCATCGTCCCAACCTAAAATTTGCATATCATCGTTCATGTTTAATTTCTCCTTTTATTTAGTAAGCTCTTTTAGCTTTAATTTCTGTGAAAATTTTGTCCCATTGAGCAACAAGCCCACCTTGAATCAAATCATCTGGATAATCTTTGACTGGCATTTCATAAGGTCTAAAGCCTTTTTCTGCTACCAATCTACGAATTTCTTCTTCTGTCACTTCATTTACTGACATCAGTTGAGCCAATTCTTTTGGTATTGCTGGATCAATGATATTTGGCTCACGTCCAAAATTGTTTTCTTGAGGTGTTTCAACCGTGGTTGCTGCAGTTACTTGTTCTTGTTGAGGTTGTTCAACTGATGGCTGCACTTGAGTTTGGGCTGGCGGAGTTTGCACGTTTGATTGGAAAATATGAGCAATTGCTCCAAATTCAAAGGGGAGCTTATCTGGTAATCCATGACGATTTTTAGCGTCCCAAGCCGGATGATGTGTAGTGAACATGACACGTTGACCTCCAGTAGCTTTTTTTGATTTGGTTTTACTGTCAGTAACAATTGTTGTTTCGTAATTGGCGAACAGTAACATATCAGCCCATTCTTTAAGCAAGGGTGCACATTGTTTTGAAAGCTTCAATTGATAACGGTCAAATGCTCCCATTTCATCAGGCTTTTCAAATTTTTTAATATCCGCATGAGCTGTAATAACGACATTGATCCCAATTTCTGTCAGTTCGGATAAAAGGTTGAGTAATTTCCCAAACTTCTCTTTGACCATTGTGTAGCCTTTACCATACCCAAAGTCTTCAATAGACTGTGCATTAATATCACTAGCAATAACAGCTTGATTGGCTAATGTTTCCGCCCAGTCTGCTGTATCAAGAACCAAAGTGTCGCACATTTGAGTCTGCTTGATGTAGTTCACTTCATCAATTAGCATTTGCCAGCTAGTAGGCTTATCCATCCGGTTGACATCCATATTTGAGGTTGACCCCTCTGTATCAATGAATATTGGTGATGGAAACTGTGAAGCAAAGGTTGACTTCCCAATTCCTTCAACTCCATACAAAACTACTTTTTGAGCGGTAGCAGTTGGACCGCTTGTAATGTTAAATGCCATTACTTCTCCTTATATTTTTTCTAGTATTTCAAGGTATTTTTGTTGTTTTTTTATGTGACTTTTTACCATGGAAATAAAAGGATTGTACCTATCCATTGATATCAGTAAAAGCTTATTTGACTGGATTCGAGCTTTGATTTCTTTTACAAGCTCTTCTTTCTCACCATCGTAAAAGAACAAACCACCTCTGTGAGAAATTATTCTTCGGTAACTATTAGTCGCTGAACGTTGTATTTCTTGAAATTCTTTCTCATCACAATTAGAACGTTTGATAATACTTAATTCATGAGTCACAATATCTACTCGATAGATTGGTATATTTTTGTCTTGGTATATTTTCCGCTTCTTTATTTTTTGAATTTTTGCTTTAACAGCTATCTCAGATAATTCTTTTTTAGAAATTTCCCTAAGATTTTCAAGGTTGTTATTATATTTATCACCATCTATATGAGATACACCCTCAACCGTTCTGTTATTGAAAGTTTCAAATATTAACTGAGATACTGTCTTACAGAACTTAACTCCATCAAAAGAAAGAATTACAATGGCATTTCGACTAGCTTTATGTGGGCTTAAAAATCCCTTTTTAAAATACGAATATATTCTCCCATCAGTTGTTGCAGCATAATTCGGATAGTTAGGTATAGTTTTCATTTCCATAATCTACCACCTTAAAACTGATATTTCGTCTGTTCTGGTTGAGCTGGTTGTGTTTCAATTACATTCGCTTGTTCAGTTTCTTCACCGTAACCATCAGAGATGATAATAGAACACTCGTCACCAGTTGAAACTCTTGTGGCAATCGCTTGTAATTGCTCTTGTTCGAGCCATTGACCAAACTCTTTCAAAGTGTCTAAGTCCATCTGCTCTAACTTATCAATCAAGATGAAACCGCACTCTGGATTGAGTTTGCGAACAATTGCGGTTGAAACTTTAAGCTGTTCAGCTCCAGACATGTTGTCCCAGCGTTGTCCTTTGTAAAGAAGTTCTCCTTCTGCTACTGACAGACCAGGCAAAGGCAAATCTGCATCTTCTAACAACTGATTTTTATCTAAACGAATACGGTCAATTTGAGCGCTCAAGTTATCATATTTTTCTTTTTCAATTTGAGCATCTTGTTCGGCTTTTTCTTTATCAAGATTGGCACGGACTTTGCGATTGATTTCTTCGGTATTACTGATGCTGTACTCAAGTTGCTCAGTTGACTCATCATGCAAATCAAGTGCATCTTTTTCAGCAATTTCGAGTTGTTGGTCAACTTTTGCTTTTTCTTCGATAAGTCGAGCAATTTCAGAATCAAGTTGGGTTTGATGTTGTTTCAGACTATCCCTTTGCCCTCTCAGTCGCTCATTTTCAGCATTCTTAGCAAGAATAGCTTGTTGTTCCTGAATAAGTTCAGACACACTGATAAGCTCTTTTGGCGCTTCCTGAAAGTAGGTCATTTCAGCAGCAAATTTCTTTTTCTGGTCTGCAACTCGTCCAATAACTAAACGCTCATTATAAAGTTCTTGTTCTTTTTTCTCGAACTCTGCCAGCTTGTCACCAACTCCAATGATTTGAAGCAAGGTTTTAGCTTTGTCAGCATTTGATGATTCCATGAATTTTGGAAGATTGAGGGCAAATTCTTCTACAAAACTATCTAGAAGTTTTTGTCCGGCTTTTTGACCGCTAGGATCAATGACTTTCAAATCACTGTTTTTTCCATCACGCTTGATTTCTAAACCATTGCTCAGTGATAGTTGAAGATTTGGCGGAAGTACACTGCCTTCTCTATGCGGTTGGCTAGGTTTATACTTGTTACCACCCAAAGCCCATGCAATAGAATCAAGGATTGATGTTTTACCTTGCCCATTTCGTCCACCAATTACTGTCAGTCCATTTTGTGTTGGTTCAAGCGAAACAGCTTTGACACGCTTCACATTTTCAATTTCTAATTTGTTAATTTTAATCATGTTTTATTTTTCCTTTGGTTTATATTCAAAAAACTCTCCAGGAGTAATGTTGAAATACTGACATAAGGTTTCTAACGTTCTAAGGTCAATCCTTGCGGTTCTATGAAACTTTAAATCTGTCAGGGTAGTTCTTGATAGTCCTGTATCTTTACTAATTTCTGAAGTAGTAACTTTCTGTTTATCCATCCAGTGAAAAAGTTTATTTTTTATCATGTTATTCACTTTCATTTTTTGATATAATGAAGGTAGAATCTTTCCACAGATTTTCTACCAGCTCGCATTACCAGTGCGGGCTTTTTTCATTTCTGCAAAGAATGGTGATTCTTCTAACCACATTCCAAGCGATTGTTCTTTTGCGTAATTAACAAGTGATTCACTGGGCTGTGCTCGTGGCTGCTTCATAGCTCGAACACGGTCATTTGCGTTGAGGATTGAACTATAAATCTCCAATTGTGCTTCAACATCTTTGCGACCCTCTAACCACTGTTGGTCAGACTTATTTAAAAGTTTAATTTTGAGCATTTTTTAAGCTCTCCCCTCTTCTCGATTGATAGCAGCTAGGACCATGTAAAATGGGGGATAATCATTAAATCCTTTTCCACTTTCTTTTATGTCGGCAAGCTCAACAACTGCTCCATCTTTAAACTTGCCATAGATTTTCGGTCTTTTATCCATTTAATTTTTCTAAGCTCCTTTTAATTCACGAAGTTCATCTAGTTTATCCAAAGTGATTCCTTTGTCACTCATGATCTTTGACATAAGCACGCTCGCTTCATGTTTTGGAGTTTTGTTATGAAGCATTTGATGAAATTGAACTTTCTTCTGTCCATACTCAGAACCTAGAGAATCTTGTCGGATTCCTGTAAGTTCCAACCATTCAAGAATTAGTTCGCCTGCATTGCTTGATTGTGGCATTTAACTGCTCCTCTCTATAAAATAATTAATAACAAGTTGCTTCACTCATTGACTTAGATTTCCGTCTGCCGTACTGCCACCGTCCGAGTAGTTGTCTCTGCTGTTATTTTTTGATATAGAATACAGTTAAGAATATAGTTAAATATTTTTATTAATAATTTATGCTTTAATTCTTGACTTTTTTATTAAAAAACATTAGAATGATAGCATAGTTAAAAGCCTTAACAATTACTTTATAAACTTGCTTGGCGGCTCGGTTCATTGTATTTGTGAAGTGTTTTTATTAACTGAAAACTTAACTAGAAACTTAACTCATTTCTACAAGATTTATTATACTAATGTTTTTTAATAATGTCAAGCATTTTCTATTAAAAAACATTAATATTTTTTCTTGTATCTTTTTGGAGGTGCAAAATGACGGTTTATGACCGCGTAAAATTCCTTTTGGATAAAAGGAAAATGACTGTTGGTGAATTTGAAGAAAAATTTGGACTTTCAACAAACACAACTTACAGGTGGAAGAAAAATATTCCTAATGGGGCAACCCTTGAAAAATTAGCTACTTTCTTTGGAACTTCAACTGACTATCTTATTGGACTCTCTGACTCTCCGTTCAACGAAAAAGATGTTGACCGAATGTTAGGGAGCGCCGAAGCGTATAATGGACAACCTATGACTGATCATGATAAAGAAGTAATCAAAGCCATGATTAAAGGATACATGGAAGCTAAACCTAAAGACTAAAATATAAAATCATGACAGGAGATTTTATGAATTATAAAGAAATACTTGATGAGATAGGAATACCTTTGGTGTTTTCGACCTCTCCTCTCGATGGTGGAGGATACTATTTACCATATGCCTTTGAATATGGAGAGAACGGTGCGATTATTGTTGATGGTACTATTGAATCTGATGAGCAAATGGAAATCATTACCCTACATGAATGTGGCCATAAAATAAAAGGGACTACTTTGACTAAGCTAAGTTCCTCACAGCTACATGTTATTAATGAAGCTAAAGCGAACAGGTTCATGATACATTGCAAAGCAATTGATTACTTAGAAGAAATAGACTATCATGCGTGTTACTACACTCCTGAACGATTTCTAACACGCTTCAAATTATCTGTAAAAGAATTTTACGATATGGCAGCTCAGGAAATGGAACAAATTGCTATAGAGAATCAGTCACAATTAATTTTTTAAAAACTAAATTATCATTAAAGGAATAACTAGGAGAAAGTCATGGGAAAAAAAGAATGCGGAATTTGTAATAAAAAAATAGGCGCTTTAACCGCTCATTATAATTTGAATAACAATAATGAAATAGTATGTGCTGATTGTATGAAACTGTTAGGTTATGATTTAAGAGGGTTAGCTACTAAACCGCTACTTTTTTCTAAAATATTAAATTCTCTTTCAATTGAACAATTAAAATCTGGAGAAGCAAATCAAATAATAGAAGATAGTTTATCAGAAGCAAAAATTGAAAAAGATGTAAAGAAAGATATAAATCAATTAAAAAAACAAGATAAAAAATTAGCTAAAGAAGGCGCAATATGTTCTAAATGTCATAGCCATAATGTCATTTCACTTGGCGCAATACAAAAAGGAAATTTTGGAATTATAAGAGTTGGTAGTAATACTAAGGGCTTCAAGATGATGTGCAATGACTGTGGACATAAGTGGGAAATAAAAAATTAAAAAATAAAAAAATCCGTCAAAGTTTGGCGACTGGTGACGGATTTAATCTCAAGTACAGTATAAACACTTCAAATGAAGCATTTTTACTGTACTTATTTTAACAAAAATGAGGTACAAAAACAATGAAAAAAGTAGCAATCTATTGCCGAGTCAGCACACTAAGCCAAGCTGAAGATGGATATTCCATAGGAGAACAACAAGATAAGCTGAATAAATATTGCGAAATAATGGGATGGGAAGTATCAGAAGTCTATACTGATGCAGGTTTTTCTGGAAGTACCATAGAACGGCCAGCTATGAAAAAATTACTTAGAGATGCCGAAAATCGCACTTTTAACACTATTTTAGTTTATAAACTAGATCGCCTTTCTCGAAGTACAAGTGATAATTTATATTTAATCAAAGAAGTCTTCAAAAAGAATGACATTGAATTTGTATCACTAAACGAAAAAATAGATACATCTGACGCTATGGGAGAGTTCTTCTTCACTCTTCTTGCTGCGGTTGCTGAAATGGAACGAAAAACAATAACAGAGCGTATGGCATTAGGAAGGCTCGGACGTGCAAAATCAGGAAAAACGATGGCTTTCTCAACCCCTCCTTATGGATACAAAAGGGCTCCTGGTCAAGACATCCTTGAAATTGTACCCCAAGAAGCCAAAATTGTTCAAAAGATATTTACTGATTATATGGGTGGAAAAAGTGTGGCTACAATCCGTCAAGAATTAAATGAAAAAGGATATTCTTCAAGAAAAGGAAAGTGGCCCTTCAGTACAATTAGAAATATGCTTGAAAATACGGTTTATATTGCTAAGGGTAAATTTAAAGGTAAAACCTATGAACAAGAGCATGAAAAAATAATAAGCGAAGAACTTTTTTGGGCTGTACAAGATGAGTTGAAAAAGCGCCAAATTAAGCAAGTTGAACTAACCAATGTAGCTCGACCATTCCGTGCTAAATATATGCTATCTGGTCTACTTAAATGCGGATATTGTGGCGGACATATCACATCTTTAACTGGTCCCAAGCGTTTAGATGGGACTTCAGCTGTAAGATATGAATGTGTGAGGAGAAAGGATTACAGAAAGCGCCTATCTGATAATCAGAAAAAATGTGACTCTGGATATTATCATAGATTAGATTTAGAAGAGCATGTTATTGAATATCTTGCTAATTTACCAACTAAAGAAACTGAGTTGAAAAAATTCTTATCGCTTAATAAATCAGAGGCATTTAATTTTGAAGCGGTTAAAAAAGAGCTACAATCTGTAAATAAGAAAATTGATAAAGAAAATTACCTCTTTAGAAATGATTATATCGATGAAGTTGAGCTTCAAAAAAATGTTAAAAATCTTTTAGGAGTAAAAAAACAGTTAGAAAATCAATTGAATGAAAACAAAGAAAGTAAAATAAATCACGATAAAAATAATCGAGTTTTAGAATTACTGAAATCAGGGGACATAAGAACAATGGATTATGAACAACAAAAAAAGATAGTAAAAACATGCATCAGCAAGATTTTACTTACTTCTGATGAAATTACTATCATACTTAATTTTTAA